GGTGATCGGGGAGGGGAATGTCGGTCATTGCCCGTCCTTTTTCTCTATGCGGTCGAGTTGTTCCTTCATGGCCTGGGTGCGTTCATCCAGCCGGGCGAGCGTTCCGTCAGCGAGAGGGCCGACGATGCGCTCAAGGCTGGCCACCCGCTGATTGATGCCGCCGCCCCAGAAGATCAGGACCGCGATCTGGATGCCGAGGGTCAGCATCACGCCGATCATCGCCCAGTTCAGCTTGCGAGCGTCTGAGTGCAGGGTCATTGGCGGGTCTCTCGCTCTTGATGACTACTATGTCGGGGCGGGCGGGGAAGGGGGTTTGCGCACCCTTCCCGGCTCTCAAATGAACAGATGAGGCCGGATCGCGCCGGCAATGCACTCGCCCAGTTTTCGGATGCCAGAGGCGTCGGGGTGCAGGCCATCCGACAAATCGGGACCGGCGCCGCCGACGCTCTCAAACTCACCGACAATTCCGCTTCTGGAGTTCGCCTCAATGACCTCGAAACCATAACGCCCCGCCATCGCCCGGATGTCACCCAGCCAAGTCGCCATCTGCTCGACCGTGTAATCTGGGCGCTGGATCGGCAACGACGCGAATCGTTTGGCGATTGGCCATTGCGTCGCGATGTCTCGGAAGGCGGCGCGCATAGCCTGCATCGAGATCGCCAAGTTCTCAGCGAGAATTGCTGTCGAACTCACGGTCTGGGAGGTCGAGACGGTATAGGTTCCCGTGCCCCCGCTGCCTGTTCCGAGGGCCGTGATTGTCGTGCCCCGCGTGATGCCCGTCCCCGAAACGCGCATACCGACGGCCAAGGTGCCAGAGGCGACCGCACTGACCGTGAGCGTGGTGCCGCTTATGGCTCCGGTGACTCGGGCCTCATAGCCGCCGGCGAGCGCGGTGGCGTAGCTGCCCAAAGAGTAACTGCCCGGAACCGTTATTGAGCTGCTGTAGTCGTTGGTGCCGGCAGCGATCACAATCAAGTCCGGCGTTCTGCCGTTCGTGATTGCCAACGCAATCTGATTTTCCATCTTCTGATATGTCGTCAGCCCGGCGACGCTGGCAAAGTGGGCACCCCCTTCCGCGTAATTGTAAGCCTCGTTGATTCCCAGAAGAGGCAGAGCCACGCGCGGCCAGTTATCTCGCCCGGTAAAGCCGCCACCGATGACTGCGTCGATGTTGAGTTCTCCCGTGGTCACATCCCCGGTTTCGGTGATGGAGTCGCCAAACAGAAGGAACTCCGGGCGGTCGGGGACATAGTCGTGGGGCAGCGTCTTAGCATCCAGCGTCAGAAGTCGCTCGCTATAGTTCTGGTAGGCGGTTTTGCGCGCGCCATACTCGACCTGGACAGCACCATAGGAGGCAGAGGCCGCATTACGCTGTCGAGGTGAGAACCGGAACCAGTAGGCGGTCGGCGGGACGACAATGACTTCGCCTGCGCCAGATCCAATCGCTGAAGACTGGAATTGTCCAGCCTTGAGCAGCGTCGTCTTATCGTTTGCCATGAAATGATAATACGGGTCGATCACGTCCTTCGCCTGAAGGCCCGAAACTGTGATTGCCGCCCGGCCACGAACCCAAATCCAGCCAGACACCGCAGAATCGTTTAGGCCAGTCCGATCCGCTATCGTGCCACCCGGAAGGCACTCGAATTGGTCAATGATCGCAGCAGAGTCGAACTGGTTGCGGTCGCCCATGAAGGTCGGCGCATCGATACCCGTCGCCAACGCAATCTGTGCAAACGTCAGGGCGGTCGTGCCAAGAGTGATGCTTGCGGCTTCAAGCGGCAACGTCCAGTATTCACCCGCGCCGACCGTGCCTTCGCGGATCAGAAACCCGATCCGGGCCAGTTCTGCCGCCGAGTCCGCAAAGGTCGCCCGGCTGGCCGCGCCCGACGCGACAACCGTATAGATTCCGTTCTCAGCGGGCGCGGTCTGACTTCCGAGAAACACATGATTGCCGGTAGCGAGAGTGACGCCGTTTAGGGTGTCGCCGTTTTCAAGCGCCGTTGAGATCGCCACGTTTGCCGTGGCGCGGACCCTGATGCTTTCAGATGACCGCCTGACCCCGTTGACGGCCAGGTCCTCAATAATTTTGATCCTGTTTTCGACTACGTTGAAGGTCGAGCGAATCTCGGACTTTACCGGATCATTGTCGCCGGAGGCCGGAACGCCATCGGTCACGTAATCGCGGAAAGCCGCATTTGCAGACGTGACAATATCGCCCATGGGGTTTGCTCCAGATTGTCTAAAGGTGAGGCGGTCAGACGACCGTGACGGTCACGGGGCCGGCGGCGGTGCTTTCGCCGGCAGCGTTTTTGTTGGTGACCCAGATCCGATAAGTGCCGGCTGTGGCGACATAGTTGTGGGTCTGGGTCGTCCCCGGCGTGGCCGCCAAGTCGCCGCTGTTGCCAGTGCCGGGGAAGGCGTCCGACACCCCGCCGATATACACCCGAGCATGGGTGACGCCCGAGCCGTTGCTCCATTGAACGGTTGCGCCGTCGGGGGTCGTTCCGTTGTCCACCGCAGACAGGCCAGTTGGCATGGCCGGCGGCAGCGCAGCGGTCGAGGTGTCCACCGTTTCCGTGGCGGACCAGTTGGAAAGCGTGCCGCCGCCCGTCTGGTAGGCAATCTGCACGTCGAGTGTTTCCTCGGCGGTCACAAAGCCGGTCGTCAGTAGAACCGGCGCGCCCGCCGCCGCGTCGGTGAATTGTGCCTCGACCCAGCTTGTCGCGCCGTTTACGCGCCAGCGGGCAAACCATGTCAGGTCTTCCCGTGCTGGGCCGTCGCCATCGATTGAAAGGCGAACGCCCGAACCCGAGCCGGTCTCTTCAAAAAAGGCCGACACAGTGTCGATGGTCGGGGTCGCAAGGGCTTCTGGCGCGGGACGGTCTGCGCCTGAGACCGCCGAGCCTTCCTCGGTTGCCGGGTTCCAAGTGTCGATCCCAGCATCAGCCAGGATCACGTCGATCACAACCGTCGCGGACATCGGATCGAACTCGACCCCCATGACCTCGACCACGACATCCGCCATGCTCGCCAGTTCGGCGTTCTGGATGCGGATATAGCGATGCCCGAAGGCGTTCAGCCCATAAAGCCCGGTCACGATCCGGCCCCGGCGAAGCGACGCCAGCCGGGACATTTTGCGCTTGGCCAGTCGGCGGGCCTGTGAGCGCGATTGGACCCAAAGCAGCTGAAGGTTCTCAGGCCGCTCGAACCCGCCTGCGGCAATGTCGGTCGTGTCCAGCCACGGGTCGGCTTCGGTCTCGGTATAATCGCGCGAAGGGTCCAGATACGAGACCACCAGCTTATTGACCCGCGACTCCTCGGCCTCCAGAGACGACCAATCATAGGCCGTGATGTGGTCGCCCGTGATCGTCAGGGTTGGGGCGACATAGCGCCCGGCCTTGATCACCAGATAGCCCTTGGCGTTCGTTGACATCCACCCATCGCAGGACGCCAGCATGGCATCCCGGCGCGACTGCGGCTCAAGGTTCGTCGGGCAGTTGCCGCCGAACTGATAGCGCGGCTCTGTGCCTCCGACCTTGGCCACCGAGGCGTCGCAATAGTTTGCCTCTGCCGTCAGGTCCGCGAGAACCGGAGCGATGCAGCGATCCCATGACCGCCCGAGCCGGTGCCATTCGTGATGCACCAGCCACACGATAGGATTGCCAGACGGCCCCCAGGTGCTTTGATCGTTGCGACGCTGCGAACCGGAACCGCCTGCCGTGCTGTCCGCGCGCCAGTCGTAGCAAACGGCCTGCCCCACAATCGAAGGGATCGGCTCGCCGTTCGGGAAGTGTTTGGGGAAACTCTCGCGACTGCGATGGGTCGCCAGCATCATTAGGGATGCCACGCCGTCACCCCGGCAAGTCGTGGGCCATGTGGCCGAGAACTTGCTGGTCATCTCGGAATAGTGGGTTTCGGTCGGGATGCCAAGCCGGGTCTTGATCTGGACGAGGTCGCCCGTGCCATAGCGCCCGTCTGCGCCCTCTTGAACCCAGCCGGACCCGTCACGGGTCACAACGTCGTCGTTCAGGTAGATGGCCGAGATTGAATCCAGCCGCCCGTCGTGGATCGCGATCACCGCGCCAAGCGTCGCGCCCGATGCCTCCCAGTGCATATAGGCCCCACCCATCCGGGACGGCAGGCCCATCGCAAAGAACCGCGCCGGGCGCGACTGGCGGCGGCTGATCTTACCGACTTCCGGGTCGGGCAGTTGCGCCTGTGCCAGCGCATTAAGGCCGACCTGAACGCCAACATAAAGACCTGCGCTAACGGTCGCGTAAACGCCCGCCGTCACAGCCGCAGCCGCCGCGCCTGGCAACGCAACGCCCGCCGCCGATAGTCCGCCCGTGACAAGGCTAGTAAGGTAGGCAGCGGCTGCGGGGATCACTTGCGGCATATCAGACCCTCCATGCCGTAACCGCTCTCGCCGTCACCACGGCCACGCCTTTGCGCCCTACCGTCATCCACCGCCCCCCAAGGCAGATTGCCGCCGTAGGGCCGTCCGTAGCCTCAATGACGCCGATGTCCCCGCGCTCGGGTTCGTCCGTCTGTGACAGGCCCGCCAGATCAGCACCGCGCGAGACTACGCCCGCGACGCCACCGCCAGCCTTGAGGTGCCGCAGATAGCCGAGCCGGGTTGCATACCGACCGCGCCAGGGCGAGGCCCCGTCGATCCCGGTGTTGGCCTTGACCCAGTCGGCCACCAGAAGGCAGCAGTCCCAAGTCCCCGGCCGAAAGCGTCGGCCCTCAGCTTGCGTGAGAAACGTATTCAAGCAGGCCATTTTGCCGTGCTGATCTGGGTGTAGAGATCGACGCGCGAGCAAAAGCTATCGTCTGCCGACCGGCGGCGTTGGTCTGTGTCCGTGAAGGCCGTCAGTTGCGCCCGCGTCCGATCCGTGAAGGCCGAGCCCGCGCTGATCTTGATCTGGCGGGTGACGTTCAGGCCGTTGGCTTGGCGCGAAACCGTCGTGCTGTCCGCCGTGCCGTTCCAAAGCCACGCGACCGTCGATTGCTGCCAGTCCGCGCCGAAGAAGATCAGGCCGACGCTGACGGGAGCGCGGCGCACTTGCTCGACATCGGCATCGGCCAGCGCAAACACATCACCGGACGGAACCGAGAGGGCGAACTCCAGCCGCTCGGCCACGCCGCCGATCAGTTGACGCAGCGCCGGAACCTCGCCCAGAAGGCCGACACCCAGATAGGTCGCCGCAGATGCCTCGACCGTATCAGCCGGGATTGTCAGGTCGCCGACCCCAGCCCACGCCCGGATGACTTGGCTGGTCGTCTCAATGCGGACTAGGATCGAATAGCGCGGCGCACCGAGCGCCGACATTGCGGCCTCTTGTTCGGGCAGCATCAGAAGGACTCGACCCAGATCGCAGTCGCGGTCAGGTTATTGTTCAGGTCCAGCGCGCCGAGAAAGTCGTCAGGATTGGCTAGTCGGCAGACGACGGACGGCTGGATGAAATCAAGTTCGGTCCCGACCGTCACGGCCTCGCGCAACGGCGGGCGGATGGTGATGTCGTTTCCGTCCACGCGCGAGATCGTGTAGAGCCTGCGCCCCTTCGTCGGGTGGGTGATGCTGAACCGCTCGCCGCCTTCCAGCGTCCCGACAATCATGGTCAGGGACAGGGTCGTGGCCCGAAGCGCAGCCGATGCCGTGAGTGTCGCGCCGGTTGGAACGTGGCCGAACTCCGTCCCGTCCGAGAAGGTGCTGTCGTCGGAGAACGGAACCGTCGAGGCGACCGAGCCGACCGGCGCGAACGGCGTCTCAAACACGCGCACGATGATTTCGCCCGTCCCGCCGTCAAGGCCCGCCTCAATGGCGCGAGCGGTCTTAATCTGGGCGCGCGAGTGGAAAAAGAACTCTTGCTCGATTACCCAAAGCCCGCCGCCGTCCATGCGCGCCGACCGGACGATCCCGCCCACCGACTGCCCGCCGGTTATCGCCACGCCCTGAAGGCGCGCACGTTCCGCGCGGGGCGTTAGAAGGTCATATGGCCAAACGTCAGGCATCAGGTCGTCCCGAGAAGGCGTTGGCGGCTTTGCAGGCCGGGAGCCGACCGGCGCGAGGCGTCGAGAACTTGTCGGCCCATGTTGCCCGCCGCCTGTTGAGCGACCGGCCCGGCGACGCGCTCGACCTGAACGTCAAAGTAAGGCGAGGGCACAACGTGAACCGCCATCTGGCCACCGCCTTGATCCTGCCCAGGGCGACGGATGTCCACCATCTCGCCCGGCGTGGCCCGGAACTGCATCAGCTGACTGTCGGCACCGCCTGACCCGCCGACCTTGAAGGAGCCGCCGGTCTTGAAGCCGGGGATTTTCATGGCACCGAAAACCGTGCCCCAGAAACCGCCGCTGCCGCCCTTGCTGCCGCCCCCTATCGCGCCAAACAACGTCCGGCCGAGATCGCGAAGCGCGTTGTCCATCACATCGCGCAACAGGTCTTTGAACAGGCCCTTGATGTCGCCATCCAGAACGCGGCCCATGCCTTGCGCGAACGTGTCCGCGAAGGCGTTGGCGGCATCATCGAAAGCATCTTGCGACGCCTTGATACCTTCTCGCATCATCGTCGCAATGTCGCGCCCGTCAGCCATCGCGCCAAGCGGAGCAATCGGCTCCCCGGTTTCCAGCCCTTGAGCCGCAACGCCGCCGCGCGCCTGTTCGTATTCGGTTCGCGAGATCAGTCCTTCAGCCAGGCCCTTGTCGAGGATGGCCATGTCGCGCGCCAGCTGACGGGTCGCCCGTTCGCTATCGGTGAGCAGGCTTTCAAAGATGCCGGCCACATCATCGCGCAGAGTCTCGAAAGCCTCGCGCGTGGCATCAGTCGCACCGATGGCAGGCCGCACCATTCCGGCGTCGAGCTTGCCCATCCAGTGGGCAATCCCCTCGACCATGTCGGGAACATAGGAGTTGCCGACCACAGCGTCGTAAAGCCGGAAGAACGCGTCGCTGACGAACTTCACCTTGTCAATGACGCCCTTCAGCACATCGAACAGCTTGCCGGTCAGCCACCTTGCGACACCGTCCACCATCTTCTGGATGAAGGCGGGAACCTCGGTCGATAGGAACCGGAAACCCGCCATGAAGCTATCCACGAAGCCCGCAACATTTCGCGCGGTCCGGTCGATGCCTTGAGCCAGGAAGTTCAGATACTCAACAAAGAGCTTGATCGCGACGACCGCAATCGTCCCGATGACTTGTGCGAGCAGCCGCAGCGTCGCCACCAGCGCCTGCCCAAACGGACCCGACATCAGCGACCGAACGCTAACGGCCAGTTCCGCAAACGACGGCCCCAGAAACGCGCCAATCTGGGCGGCCAGCGCCTTGCCCTGTTCGATCATGGGCTTGAGGGTGTCGAGGAAGCCCATCGAGCCGACGATCAGATCACCGACCATCACCTGAGCCATCTGCATGAAGGCTTGACTGGTGGTGTCAATCGTCAGCTTTGCCGCCGACAGCTTCTCCACCATCTCGGCAGACATCACGCGCCCGGAAGCCGCCGCCGCCTCTCCGTAACCCCGGAGCGCAGCCTCGCCCGGCGCCAGGACCTCCAGCATATCGGCACCGGCAGCGCGGCCGAACAACTGGGCAGACAGCCGGGCTTTTTCCGCCGGGCTCTCGATGCTTTCGAGCGCCTTTGCCGCGGCATAGAATGCCTGATCGGCAGTCGCGATCTGACCGCTAGCGATCTGACTGGACAGGCCAAGTTGCTTAAACGCCTCGGCCGCAGGACCGCCGCCCGTCTGCATGAAAGCGCCTAGGCCGACGTTCAGCTTGTCCATCGCCTCGGTCATCAAACCCGGCGCAGCACCGGCTGACGTGGCGGCGATCTCAAGTTTTTGGAATGCCTCGGCGGTTACGCCCAGACGGGCAGCGGCATCGCCTATGTCGTCCGCAGCCTGAAGCGCATCGAAGCCCAGCTTTATGAAAGCCGCGCCGGCAGCGACGGCGATGCCGATGCCCGCCGTCGCTATCGTTGCCCCGACCGCCTTCATGCGGTCGCCGACTTGCTTCATGTTCCGCTGGGCTGCGGTCAGGCCCGCGGTGAACTGAGCGGAGTCAAGGCCCAGGCTGACCCTAAGCGCGCCGACGACAGCTTGAGACATCGTTTTATCCTCTCGCTGCCCAAGCCGCGAAGATCGCTTCCATCTCGGAAACGCTCTGGCGCTTGGCCGCTCGCTTAATGCCCATCAGGCTTTCCAGCGTCGGGAACTTCTTCACGCGGGGAAGGGCGGCAACGTGCCACGCCAACCACGCGCGCCCCTGCTGTTCCCGCTCAATCACGCGGGCCGACGCAGAGGCGACTATCGCAAACAGCCGGGGCGTCTGATGCCAAAAGGCGTCAGGGTCGCGCCCGGCTTCACACCAGAGACCTAACGCCCGTTCCCAGCACCAGCCTTCGCCGGTGCTTTCCGAGGGCGGTTTGATCCCTCGCCTCCCTTGGCGGTCGAGAACGATGCCTCGAACGACTGGCGAACCAGATCGCCCGCCTGCTCGATCCCGAGCGCTTGGATGATGTCCCCGGCGTCGCGCAAGGTGATGTCTTTATGGCGAGCCTGAAGCCCGGCATGAAACACCGCCCGGATCGCGGACGGCGTTTTGATCTCAGCCGTGCCGTCCATCAGGCCCGGCAGATCGGCTTCCAGATCACACAGGGCGTTGAAGTCCAGCAGCAGGACGAAATCTCCGGCGAGGTCGCCATCCTCAATCGAGAATGCAACCTCGCCCTTGATACGGTTCGCCATGCTTTAGACCGCCGCGTAAACGGGCTTGCCGGTGACCTTGATGGTCAGAGACATGGCGATCTTGTCGTCGATCACAACGTCATCGAAGGCGAAAGCGGTCGGGATGCCCGAGAAGGTGAAGGTCGAGGAACCGGGGAAGGTCACGCGGAACGTCTCGACACCGGCCAGAACCAGCGTCTGAAGCAGCGTTGCGCTGGCCTCGACATAGTTCAGGTTGACGGTGACCTCGCCGCCGTCCTTCAGGCTGGCGATGTATTCGCGGAAGCCGTCGTCGGAACCCATGTGGGTCGTCTCGACAGTCTCGACATTGATCGAGGGCGGGGTGACCGACAGAACCTCGGCCAGCGAGGTGTAGGTCGAGGGTGCGGATTCATAGGCGAAGACCGCCCCAAACCCGTTAACAGCAGCGGAAGCGGCCATGTTTTTGCTCCTTAAGAGGCGTTAGCGTGATGAACCATGAGGTCCAGTTGGAGGAGAAATGACGGGTCAGGATCGGATGGCGAGTTTCCGTCACGCTCGCCCTCATTCAGGATCACGTCGAAACGGACGGAACCCTGTGTAAAGGAGACCCCACAAAGGGCCGTCTCGATGGCTCGCAGAACTGCCGTCGCGCTCCCATAGGAGGTGCCGTAGCAGTCGGCCTGAACTCTTGTGACCGCGAGGCCAGAAGCGCCGCCGTGGTGATAGTCAGTGACGCGGGAGGGCTTGTGCAGAACAACTCGGGGGAGCGCCGTGCCTTGCGGGCTTTTGCCCCAGTTAATGCGGGTCGAGACCAGCGCGGTAACGCCAGCCGTGGCCAGCAGCTTTGCGATCAGGGCAGCTTCCATGCGTTACCCTTTCGCGGCCAGTCGGGCGGCTTTCTTTGCCTGCCTCGCGGCGGCCTTGCTTATCTCGGCCCAGAAGTCGTCCGCGATGCCTTCCAGCAGCGCATCCTTGCCGCCATCCCATGCGGGCCGCATAAAAGGCTGAGGCGGGTGGTTCTTGTTGCCGAACTCTTGCTGGGTGCCCTGCGGCGGGGCCTTTGTTCCGCCCTTGCCTGCCGGACCCATGTGGGCTTCTGCCTCGCTCTTGGATCGCTTGTTCAGCCGTTTCGCGTATCCGCCAAGTTTGGTTGAAACCGAGATGCTTTCCCTGAGATCGTTCCCGCCCGTGTCGGGGTTATCCGGTGCCAGCCGTCGCGCCTCTTCAGCCATAGGCTCCAGCCGGGCGAGCGCCACCCGCCGCATCACGTTCCGGCCCGTCGCTTTGCCGAGTTGACCGAGGGCGGCGTCAACTTCGCGGAGACCCTCGACCGAGACCTTGACGCCCTTAGCCATCGGCCCGGACGGTCGCGCTGATCTCGATGCCCTCGCGCCGGCCGATCTCCTTAACGTGCAAAATCTGCCACGCCGCGCCGTCAAAGGTGAGCCGGTCCTTCGGGTTCAGGTCAGCGACCGTTGCCGAATGCCGGATGACAAACCGCGCTGATGCCGTCGCCGCCGTTTCGCCCGCCCGGAACCGTTCGCCGTCGCTGATCGGCTCATACGAGGCCGAACGGGTCGCCAGCGTTGACCACGACAGGACCGGCTCATTGTAGGAGTCGAGCGTCGAGGTGAACCGTTGAAGAACGATCTTCCGGTCGAGCTTGCCCGCCTCCATCAGATCAGGTGTTTCTTGTGATTGGCCAGCAACGCGTCAACCGTCGCCGCAACCGGCAAGGAGACCGCGCCAGCGCCGACCGTCTCGCGGTGTTCATACATATCGCCGACGATCAGCTTGATGGCGTGGATGGCCTCAACCGGCTGCGCTCCAGCCGCGCCGTAGCCGACAACAGCCACCACCGTGAGCAGCGAACGGTCTTGCATTGGCGGCCATGACTGCGCGAACTTGAGCGCCAAGCCCGGCTCCAGGCCGAACAGCCGGGCCTCATAATAGTCGGTGGAAAGGGTGATCGTGGTCCCGCCCGTGTCCACATACGAGACGGACGTGATCGACTGGATCGGGGCGACCGGCAGGCTTTCCAGATCGTCCCAGCTTTCGGCCTTCATCGAGACCGTCTGAGTATAGAGCCGCGTCCCCGTGCGGGCCTCAACGTGCGCCCGCGCCGCCGCGACGTTGGCAGCGATCAGGGCGTCGTCGTCCGAATGATCGACGCGCAGATGAGCCTTGGCGTCAGCCGTTGTCAGGGGCTCGGCGGCGGGTGCTACAGTGACCGCAACAGATCGCCACATTATCGCTTCTCCACCTTGCGGGTCGGCTTAACAGCGCGCTCGATCTTGGCTTCAACCGCAGGCACGGCGTAACCGGCCTCGATCAGGCGCAAGGCTTCGGCCTGGGGGAAGTCGGCCTCGTCACCGGGTGAAAGGCTGGTGGCCGGACCCGCGAGCCCGACCACCATCCGAAGCAGCATCAGCTCGGGGCCAGAATGCCGACGCCGCGCAACGCCACCAGAATGGCGTTGATGGCGGTTGCGTTGGCAGCAGAGCCCGAGCCGCCGCCGGTCGTCACGTTGGCGATGTGAGCGGCTTGCACCCCAGCGGCGGTAATCTTGCCGCCCGAATCGATGCGGATTTCTTCCCCACCTTGTGGCCTTGAAACCAAAGTCATGTCGTCCGTCTCCTGTTTTCAGAGAGAAGCCGGGGCAGGCCGAAACCTGCCCCGCTCCAGTTAGGCGTTGACCAGATGCTTAACGGCGGCGGTGTCGCCCAGTTCACCGTCGAAGCGGATCAGACCGGCAATGCCGAGGTCCGGCCAGAAACGCTCGCGCATCACGCCGATAATGGGCGAGCCCACCTTGCGGACGTAATACTTGCCGAAGTCACCGAAGATGACCGGCTTGTTCGCGGTGCCGAGCGAGGCCATCGCCTGGTTGACCGAGTAGGGCGAGCCGAGCAGGGTGCCGGGAACGCTGGTGCGGATGTCGCCCATCTGCCAGATATACTGGCCGTCGCCGCCCTTCAGCTTGCGGATGGCCGCCAGCGTCGAGTCGTTGAACATAAAGCGAGCTTTCGGCGACTGACGATAGGCCGGATCCACCGAATGCTGGAGGTCGATCAGTTCGTCAGCGGTGATTGCGCCGACAGCAGCGGCGGTCTTGCCGAGGGTCGAGGCGGTCACGATGCCGTTGGGGTCGCCGGTGCCGTCGCCGGTCGTCAGTTCGAGGTTGGCGCGCCGGCCGAGGCGTTCGCCAAGCAGTTCGCCCAGCAGTTGCTCCATGTTGAAGATGGAGTCCTGCGACAGAGCGAGCGACCAGCGGACGAACTCGGTGTCGAACAGGAATGCGTTGAGGTTCTTCTGGGCGAAGGTGACATCCACGCCGCCGTCGTCCGTCAGGGCGGTTCCTTCGGTGGTCTTGGCGACCGCCGTCGAAACGTCGTTCACGGTCGGAATGTTGATCTGCTCACCCGAGGCCGTGTTGATGGTGGTGCAGATGTCGTCGTCATACATCGGACCCCAAGCGGCCATCGACTTGACGATGATTTCCGACAGGGTGACGGGAACGACAAAGCCGCCCGCCGAGTTGGTGCCCACGGTCTGGGCGCGGAACTCAGCGTCATGCTGGATGCCAGCCTTCAGAGCAGCGCGCTCTTCGCCCGACAGGTCCGACACGTTGCCGCCAGCGCGGAGCATGGCATAGAAAGCGTCGCGGTATTGCGGGGCCTTGCCTTGATCGACGGCAGCGGTAGCGGTGTCGCCGGGGATCGGGCGCAGCTTGGCACGGGCTTCTTCGGCACGGGCTTCGGCAGCCGACACGCGGGCGTCACGCTCGATCAGGCCCTCGATCTTGTCGAAGTCGGCCATGATGGCATCGTGACGCTGATTGAGTTCAGCGGCCCGGCTTTCGTCGGTGTTGGTCTTGATTTCTTCCAGGGCCTCGCGGGCCTGGGTGACCAGACGGCCACGCTTTTCGTTCAGGTCGGTAACCGACATTTGAGTCTCCTTGAGAGGTTGGTTTTCGGGACAGCAAAAAGGCCCGCCGGGATGGCTGGGCCTCGATGCCTTTCCCAAGGGCGATTGATGGGCTCCGACCCCGTCAGGGGCCGGGAAATAGTGTCAGCCGATGCGGCGGAAGCGTTGCTCTGCGGCGGCCTTGCGTTCAGCAATGCGCGCCTCCGCCTTGAGCCGGTTGTGTTCCGCCCGTTCGGCCTTCGTCATCTCGCGGGATTTTTCCAGCGAGCGCATGGCAATGGACGTGTCGTCATAAGCAGGGAACGCGACGACGCTGACTTCGCGAAGATCGAGCGCCTGGATGGTCCGCATCGGCGGCTCCATCGTTTCGTCCCACATCTCTTTAGTGACCACGAACCCGAACGACATCCCGGAGACATCGCCGCGCTCGATCAGCGTTGCGAGGTCGCGGCCGTCAGTTGTGTCGGGAAGGTCGATCTCGACCGCCAAGCCCATGTCGTCTTGCTTCATGCGAAGCGTCCCGGCTTTCGTGCGACCGATCACCCGGCCGGTGTCGTGATCGACAAGGGCGCGGACATCCTGCATCAGCGCGTCGTCAAAAGCACCGGGCGCGATGACCTCTTCAAAATAGCCGCCGATGTTGGCGCGCGAGTTGAAGACCGCTGCATAGCCGCCGATGGTGCGCCCGTTGTCGGTGGCGCGAACCTCAGGCGTCCGAATCAGTGTCCGGGTCTCGAGGCTCATCTGCCCCTCCTTCATCGGCGGGCGAACTTGCCTCGTCCATTGTTTGATAACCCAGAGGCACCGTCGCCCCTTGGATATAGAGAACGTCGCCGTTGGCGAGCGGCGGGCGGTTGTCGAGGGTGCGGGCTTCGTTCGGCGTCAGGATCGCCGTCTGGATGCCCTGCGCCATGCCAGCCATCCGGGTCGCGAAATCGCCGCGCATCATGGCGTCGAGGGAGTGTTCAACGTAGCGCCGGTTATTGGCGGCCCCGAACAATTTCAGGTTCAGTTCCTCTTCCAGCGCCTTCGCCCATTGCGCGATCAAGTGCTTAACGAGGTGGAGGTCTTGCTGCTCGGTGTTGGAAAACGTGCCGTGTGTCAGGTCCTGGACGAAGACCGGCGGAAGGTTAAACAGCCGCGCGATCTCCTCAATCTGGAGCCGACGCGCCTCGGTCATTTGACCCTTCGCCGGATCAAAGCCGACCGGCTTCAGTTCGTAACCCGCCGGGATCGGGAAGATCGCATCGCTGCCGCTCTTCGCCGCGTCAATCGACCGCTTGATGTCAGCCTGCGCCCGCTTGATCGCATCGGCACCGGCAGGCATTGGCCCGGTCAGCGCCAGAGGCGGAACACCACCGCCCGCGAAAAAGCCGGACGCATAATCGCCCATCGCAATCGCGAGACTGATCGCCTTCGCGCCCATGACCAGCGGGGAGTGAACCGCCAACTGGTCCGACTTCAGCATGAACGGCACGTCGATCACGTCGGCCGCCGGGTATTCCCTGTTGTCCACCGTGTAAATCTTGCGACCGTTCACCCGCTTCACGGTCGCCCGTGTCGAGTCAATCGGCCAGATCGCGTCCACGTTTGGACCGATGCGCTCGATCCAGGCCAGCCCCCGGCCGCCCGTAAAGACTTGCTGCCAGAAATACTGCCGGAACCCAAAGGAGGTCCACTCGCTGTTAGGGGCTTCGTTCAGAACCCGTTGGAGCTTGCCGCCCGTCCGAACCGCCCCGGCATCACCGGCATCGCGATAGGCATGAAGCGGAAGGTTCGCCAGCGACCGCGAAAGGAACGACACCGAGGCCGACACCGCCGGAACGGTCAAGGCGGCATCCAGGGTCACGGCGGGAAGGCCGTAGGTGTTGACGTTGAAGAACTGAAGGAAGTTCGCCGCGCTCACCGGGACGCGAGGGTCCTCCGGCGAGGCGCGGGTCTCGGTCTTGCCGATGTTCAGGCCGAACAGCTTCATGCAGCGGCCCCCATCAGGCTAAAGTTAGGATCGTCCCAAGGCGAGACGGGTTCAGATACGGTTTCGACGCCCATCGCCGCGCCCAGCGCCATCGCCAGTGCAATCGCCGCGTCGATCTTGTTCACCGACCGGGTCTTAGCCAGCCAGTGGTTGCCCCATTTGTCTTCTTCGATCACCGCCGACATCATCGCGGAGATCAGAACCGGGTTGCGCTTCAGGCGGATGCGGCCTTCGAGCAGGGCTTCTTCAAGCAATCGGACAGACCCCGGCATCCAAAGGCCCTCGCCCCCGGCTTCCAAGGGCTTGCCCTTTTTAAGCCCGCCCTGCGGATGCTCCGCGAACGGAACCGACAGGCCCAGCTCGTTAACGTCTTCCTCGAACCGCTTGAAGGCGAACCGATCATAGGCGACCAACTGGACATCGAAATCCCGGTCGTATTCAGCCAGCGTCTGGGCAACGTGCCGATAGCTAACGCTCTCCCCGGATGGGGCGTGGATGTGACCCTCGCGAGCCCAGACCGCATAGGGCAGACGGTCCCGCATTTCCCGAGCGGTTAGCGTGTCGCCCGGCGTCCAGGCTTCCACCCAAGCGTCAAACGTCGGCTTGCCTTCGTCGTTTGTCCCGGTCTTCACCACCGCGCCCAGCGCCGTGATGTCCCGGTTCTGCGAGAGGTCCAGTCCTAACCATACCGGCTTCCCGCGATGGGAGGCCGGCTCGAAATCCGCGATGCAAGGCTCCAGCGTCGCTCGCGTCATCCACGCCGTCTCCGCATCCGTCCAGACGCAGAAGTGAAGCCGCAAGATGCCGTTCAGCTGGCCGGGGATCGCCTTCGCCTGCGCCAC